CTAGAGCCATTCAATAGTAACTTGTTCATCGTCGATATAAATCTTATTAATTAGTGATTTTAAATAAAGTTGCTTTTCTCTGAACTCTAAAGAGTTAAAATCAACTGTTGCTAAATCAGCTAAATTTTCTTGTATCTTTTTATTTTTCTTCAATTCTTCGTTAGCTTCTATTTGTGCTTCATAATAATTAATTTGAGCATCTATATCAGACATCATAGCATCAAGTTCTGAAACTTCGTAAGAACCGCTGATATATAAATCAAAAAGCCGCTTCTTTTTTGTGTGTTCTATTTTAAGTTTTTCATTTAAGCTATCTAATTCATCTTCTTTATCTACATTCCTAGAAGCGAAACTATAGTTATTCACGCGATCAATAATTAATTCCTCGAGTTTGTCAGCTCTCCAAATTTTATTTCCGCATTTTTCTAGTTCATGAGTATGTTTGTAAGTCTTGCAACTATAATATCTATAATGATATTTTTTTCCGCGGGATACAGTATCTTTTCTCCTATGAACAAACCCTAGTCCACATTTTCCGCACACTACCAAATTATTTAGCAACGATGCTGAATCTCTATTCATATTCGGATTCTTACCCATGCGAGAAAATATTTCTTGAACTCGATAAAATTGTTCCTCTGAAATAATAGGCTCATGAACACCTTTTGTATGCACTTTATCCGCATAAGATACATAGCCACAGTATAAATCATTAGTCAGCCAATTGTTGTAACTGCTATATGATTTCACTTTGAATCCTAATTTTTTTAGTCTCTTCTGTAAAGTTGTAATGCTTTTTTCTTCCTCAAAAATATCATAAATCATTTGTAATTGTTTTGCTTCTTCTTCATTAATGTATAATTTTGTATCTATAACATCATAGCCGAATGTTCTACCTTTCGCAGTCGTTAACGGAAGACCTGCTTCAATACGCTTAATTTTACCCATTACCATTCGATCTCGGATTGTTTCGCGCTCTAGCTGTGCGAATACTGATAATATACCAATCATTGCACGACCGAAAGGGGAACTAGTATCAAGCGTTTCAGACAAACTAACAAACTCTACATTGTTTTTTAAGAAGTATTCTTCAATAAGCGTTATTGTGTCTCTTTGTGAGCGGGATAGTCTGTCTAATCGATATACGACTACAGCATCAATTTCATGTAATTTACTTAACATCTCATTTAGCGCCGGACGATTCATGTTTGAACCGCTATATCCGCCGTCAATGAAAATATCGTATACGTCCCAGTCCTTCGAGCGGCACAAGGCTGTTAGCTTTTCAGTTTGAGCTTGTATAGAGTAATTCTCTATTTGTTCTTGAGTAGATACGCGTATATAAATAGCTGCCTTCATTTCCGTTCTCCTTTCGCACATACGTTCTTTTTTTGGTAAAAAGAAAAGCCCGGAGGCTTTAATTAGTTTATTGATATTATTCCAAGTCAAGCGCTATTTGTTGTGCACCTTTCAGGTGTTCTAAAACTTTAGTTACAACAAATTCACTTTTCAAACCATTGCTTGTAAGTTGTTGGTTGTTTTGTAGAATTACTCTTAGTGTATCTGTAGAACCAAATTGCTGTTGGTTTTTTTCGACCGCTGCTATAAATTCCTCGTCTTCTATCGAAGCGAAAAATTGATTGGTTCCATCCGAAAATTTCCATTTCCCGTGTTCAAAAGCTACATTTATAATTTGAAGATACACTTCAGATATAGTTGGTTCTAACTCTTTATTTTTAGTCTGCGGGACTTCGAATAAAGAATAATCTTCTTTAAGAATAGTATAAGTCTCTTCTTTGGAATGGTAATAGTCTATTCCTTCAATACCTTCATTTTCTAATGGTTGGACAAATTTACGAACACTTTTTCTAAATGTAATACTTTTACAAGACTCTACGACTTCATTCGGGACAGTAATAGAACTATTATCATCAAATGTAAGGGTTGTATGTCCATCTTTATTCTCATCTTGATTAGTCATTTTATGGGATTTTAATTTTTTTATGAGGGGGATGGCTGCTAAAAAAATACTTACATAAGATGCTAAATTCAGTACTGCTTCATTCTCTTTATTAGTCAATAAGCTAATAGCTTGATTTAATAGATCTTTTCCATTTGATAAGAGTAAATCTACTATAAAAGATCCTTCACTTGTGGCTTTAATATCTAATGAAAGTTCTGGTTCATTGGGATTTGATATTTTTTGAATTTCGTGAAATGATTCTGATAAAGCAAGTAAGGAAGGAGCTAAATCTTTTATAGGTATTCTGCCATCTTCTAAAGCATTTCCGTAATATCTTATCGAAAAATCATACTTTGCCATTTTACTCCCTCCTTTTAAAAAAATTTTCAATTGTTGTTTCAATCTATTTACTATATCTTAGCATAATTCTTAGCAAAGAGGGTAAAAATCTGCAGAGAAATAAGCAAAAAAACAAGCTTATAACTTACTTTGTTAATGAAATTAAACAAAAATCAGCAGAAAAACTGCAGAAAAATGCGGAAAGGTAAAAAGAAAAGCCCGGAGGCTTTCTTTAGTTATATGTTTTTTAAACCATAAGGCATCATTTCTTTTGCTTTAGAGTTTAAATTTCTTTTCTTATTAAGCTCTTTTTTATATAAATCAAAGTCTTTTTGAACGTACGCAAGTTTGCTGGCGAGGTCATATGCTTTGTTAGAGTATTTTTTTAGATTATTTTGATCTAATATTATAGTTTTATTGTATGTTCCACTATCCATTAATAAGGAATATAGTTTGTCTAGCTCTTTATTATCGATCGATGATATATCAAAAGATTTGTTACTTGTTTCTTTAGCGTATTCAAAAACTGCTTTTTCTTCTTTTGATAATCCCTTACCCCATTCAGATGTATAAACCTGTGTGTACCATACTGTAAATCCAATTCCGATAATAATCAATAAACAAATTAACCAAAACCACCATTTTTTTATAATAGACATATTGTATCTCCTTTATTCCCCATATCCTAAATTGTTCATTTGCTCTATATAATTAGTTTTAGCATCATTGTAATTATCTGAGAAGGTATTAAAATTCCCAGAAGGTTCTTTGGCTAAATTAACAAACTTCATAAGTGATTTATAGTAAGAATCTACTTCATTAAACTCGCTTTCGGTTTCTGATGTCACATTATTTTTAAGATCATTATATTCGTCTTTCACTGTATCTATGCTAGTTTCTAAATTAGATTCAGTGCCATCAAATATATTTTTTGTATTTTGCGCCTGTAGAGCTTTGTTGAAATCTGTGTAGGTTTTACCATCTATTTTGACACTTTCATTATAGATTGTGTCACTCCATACATTATAGTATTTATTTCCAATTGTTTCCGCATCAGAAGCAAGAGAAGTAGAGTCATCCTTAAATGATTTAATAGTATCTTTAAATATTATTTTCTTTTTTTGTTTATCCTCTTTTTCTTTCTTAGCGGCAGCTATTTTCGCATCATGCTCTTTCTTTATTTGCACCTGATTATAAATAAAAAAAGATGCGCCAGCTATAATTAAAACTAAAATAAGCGATCCAACAATATATACTACCTTTTTTGGTATAGTCATTCTCTCGTTCTCCCTTTATATTTTATTTTCCTTTGAGCTTCATATTAGTTTTATCAAAAGCACTACTTCCAGCCATCTTTGTCTCGTCCTCATATCTTAGCTCAACCATAGGCTTCTGATTGTTATCTCCGCCAAAGAGCGTACCTAGAGCACGTTGCTGTATTTCGCTTCCTAAATAATCAACATTTTTTTGTTTAGTTGCTTCATCTTGATATTTTAAATCTTGAGATACGTACGCAATTAACATATCATATTCATTTTCAAATGGAACCACTTTTATTAGTACCCCGCTCGAATCAGAAATCAAGCGATCAATTGACTCATTAAATAACTCTATACTATCTGATGTAATTTTAGAGGGTGTAGATACATCATCTTGAGCAGGTTCTTCTTCTTGCTCGTCCTCGGCAGCGTCTTCTTGAGCGGGTTTTTCCGTTTGCTCATCTTGGACAGTATTCTTTTTTTGCTCATTTGCTGTAGTTTCTTCTGGATTATTAATAACATAGTTATACATCTGTACAACTCTTATTAGTGAAAAGGTGATTAGAAATATAGCGGATATAGTCAATATTATTGTGTATTTTCGTCTGTTTTCATTTTTAACAACTTTTACTATCCCGAATATTAAGGAAGCTAGTGCCACCAAGTATATTATTACCCAAAAGCTGTAAAATAAAATAACTAAAAATAATATAGCAAGAGCCCAAAACCACCATTTTTTTAACAAGTAACTATACTTACTCATCCCGTTATCTCCTTTTTATAAAAACATAATTATTAAAATTACTATGACAGGAATAGTTATCAACAATGTCATTAAACAACCACATCCTGACATTAATTTACCAGATTCTTCCATAATTTCGCCGGCTTTTTGTGTTTTTACATTGTTGTTGCTTTGATAAATGATTGGTGTTAGACAGTTAGGACATTGATTTTCGTGATTGTCTAGTGCATGTCCGCATTTAGGGCAATACATATGTTCACCTCGTCAAAATTTATTAGCACCCATAATCATAAGGATAAAAAGAGTTATCCTCCTGGAAAACTTTAATGGTAGAGCCAAAATGTATAATATAATTACCATTATTATACATTAGTCCATATTTTTCTCTATAATTCTCTACTACTTCAATCAAAAATTTTTCAGTAACATTTAAAAAAGTAGCAGCTTCATAATATGTTCTGTAGCCAAGATCGTAGCATAAAGCTAGTGTTTGTAAATTTACTAAGTATTCATGAGATTTACGACGAGCGAATTTTTCCTGTTTAATATTATCGATGTTATTAAAATTTGTTATATCCCCAACGGTGTATTTCCAATGCATTACCTCTTCTATAATAGTACATCTAAGCTCGCTTTCTGTTAACGATGGATGCAAATGGACAACTTTATTTTGTATAAAGCCAAATAATTTCGTCGGCAAGCTGTTATCAATAATGAAATTCAATTCCGGAAATTCTTGTTTTAGTTCAGAACTTGTTTTATTCATCTATGAGCCTCCTAAAAAATTGTATTTAGGCTATTTCTCTTTTTGGGAACGAATAAACTTCAAATATTTTTCTATTTCAATTTTTTCGTCTTCCGTTAAGTCATCGTCAATGTGAGCTGCAAGTAAGTCGCTGTTGTCGAATTCTTCTCTTCCTAATAAGTAATCTGCAGAAACATCGAAATAGTTAGCAATTGCTTCTAGCTCGTGAGCTCTAATATCTCTTTCGCCAGATTCTATTCTGTTCATTACGCTTTTATTAATCCCGATACGATTAGCCAATTCGCGTTGAGAGATATTTCTCTTTTCCCTAAGATTGATAATCATTTCATTGACTTTCATATTTACCACCTTTTACTTTTAATAATATTAAGATAACACATTGCTAAAACAGAAATGAAAAAATTGCTAAAATAGAACTTGACATTTCCGTTTTAGCAACGTATACTAAGATTATAAAGATTGCTGAAACAGAAACGGAGGTGATTTTATGCAAGTTGAAATTGATTTAAAATACATCAGAGAAAAAAGAGAATCTCTTGGGTTTTCTCAAAAAGATATGGCTATAAAGTTAGGATTTAAGAATGCATCCACATATTTAAAATATGAAACAGGAGAGTATAAAATTAAAGCAGAAATGTTGCCTCTTTTGGCAAAGATACTAAAATGCAATATATCGAATTTTTTTACCAAAAACGTTGCTAAAACAGAAACGGGAGATTTTGCGAAAATAGGAGGCTAGAAAATGAGGAAAAAAGCAGAAATTGTGGGGGACTTGAGTTCAAACGAAAGCCTGACTAAGAAAACTCATATCGTGGCAAATAAAATGACTATGAACATTGATGGTTGGCATGCTGATGGAATAGAGGGACCAGCAGTAGTAGAAATTTATATTACTCCAGTCCCCGAGAAATCTATTCCAATTGGCTATAGAGAACAGGCTGAAATATTTAAATCAAATATTTAATAACCTAACTCAATTAAATGTTCTTTAACTTCGTTTCGCCAACTCATATCAAAAGAATTAAATTCAACAACAAGGATTTGCACACCATCATCTAAATTAAATGAAGACAAAATTTCACTAGGGGACAGCTCGCTCATGTTCGCAAAGACATTGTAAGAGATATGAACCCATTTTGAATCATTAAGCGACTCCACCAGAGAGCGCACAGAATCAACGCTATTTTCTGAATCAACAATAAAAAGATACTTATTCATATTATCACCTCCAATCAAACTAATTATAGCAGATTGGAGAGTAACCAAAATGGGAGGCTAAACCATGTTAAGCGAAAAAGCAAAGGAAGCACGGAGAGTATACCAACAACAGTGGAGAGATAAGAACAGAGAACATGTAAGAGAATATAGCAGGAAATGGCGTGAGGAAAACCAGGAAAAACAAGAAGCTGCTATTAATAGATACTGGGAGCGCAAAGCGAATGAGTTAATCGCAAACTAATAAAGGAGGCTAGAAAATGACTGTTGATGAAAAAAATGAAGCTTTAAAAGTTGAAAAAGAAATCAGAGAATTAAAGAAAAGGGCTATAGACATTGGCGTAAGTAATCTGGAAAAACATATTAAAATTGGAGATTCTGCCATGGTTGCAGCCATAGCAGAAATCCTAAAATAAATCATTTTGGTAGAGCTTCGTACAAATGTAAAAAGTCTTTGGCAACTTTTTCAGCAGAAACTTCTGTGCTCCCGATAGAAGTTTGACCTATTGTGTTATTAATTCGAGCATTATGTTCTAACATTGCTTTAATTAATTCCAAAGAAAGATTTGCTTTTTCGTAATCCAAAATAATCACCTCCAATCAAACTAATTATAGCAGATTGGAGAGTAACCAAAATAGGAGGCTAGAAAATGAATAACATCATACAAGCGATTATTAAATTAGAAACAATTTTAGAAAATGGAAATGAAAAAGAAAATAGAGTATCCGTTAAGTACAACACTATAAAAAACATTTTAGATTTACTTGAAAAAGATCAAGAGCTAAAAATTATCAAAATGGAAGTAGAGCTAAATGGAGTAGATGATTCCATAGAAAACGCTACTTTGTTAGGAACGAGATTAAGCGAAGCCAACTCTTTGGCTGAAGAATTGGCTAGGACTATAAACTCGTTAGAAATTAAGGTGAAGTGAAGCTTTTCCAAAAAGAATAGGAGGTTAAAAAATGAATGACAACATTAAAAAAGCCGGAAACGAAATAATCAAGGAGTTAGAAATATCATTTAATCCATACACAAGAGTAGTAATTACTGTAGATGGAGTGAGAATTGTTGAGGATTTAGCGTTTGAACCACTCCGTGTCAGTTCTGATACAACCGACACGAAGCAATGATTAATTAACTCTGTTATAACTATGAACTTTATCCAATTGAGACAAAGCAGTTCCTAGTGAACCAGAATGAATAAAACTTAAATACTCTGATTGAGAAACATTGTGATAGTGATAGATAGAGCCGTCATTAAATTCGATTTCTAAAATATCATTTTCCCAGCCAACGCTTCTGATTCTACTAGAGGAAACATGATTTCTTTGCATAAATATCACCTCCCTTCACAAAAACTATAGCATTGTGAAAGGACGAACAGAAAGGAGAACAAAATGTCAAATTTACAAGTAATTGCAAATGATATGTTGCCAGTTCTAGAAAATGAAAAAGGCGAGAAATTTGTAAATGCACGGGAACTACATCAAAGCTTGCAAGTTGGAAAAAAATTCACTACTTGGATTACTGACAAGCTTAGTAATTATGGATTTTCAAAGGATGAAGACTATTTCCCAATTTTGGGAGAAAGTACATTCGGTAGACCCAGAACAGAATACTTATTAACTTTAGACACTGCTAAAGAATTAGCAATGGTACAAAACAATGAAATGGGTCGAGCAATTAGAAAATACTTTATTGAAGTAGAAAAACAAGCGAGGAAATTAGCAACTGAATATCCAACATTTTCTTACATGATAGATGACCCAGTCGCTAGAGCTAAAAAGTGGATTGAGGAGCAACAAGAGAAGCAAGAGGCTTTAAATCAAATCGAGGAACAAAAACCGAAAGTGATTTTTGCAGATGCTGTACAAACGAGCGAGAATACAGTTTTAGTAAAAGACTTAGCGACAATCCTTAAACAAAATGGCTTAGATATTGGGCAAAACAGGCTTTTTGAATGGCTAAGAGGAAGCGGATATTTGCTAAATAAAGGGACTTATTATAACAAGCCATCGCAAAAGGCAATGAACTTGGGATTATTCGAGCAAAAAACGCATATTCATACAGATAGGAATGGATTAATGGTGACAACATACACGCCGAGAGTGACCGGCAAAGGGCAAGTTTACCTATTAAACAAATTACTTGAAGAACATGGTTTAGTTTTAAGCTAAGCACCGCCTACCACAACGGTGCTTACAGACAACTTATAGTCACTGGGGAGCGACTAACAACAGTATATAACAATAATTAGTTAATTAGTCGCAAAAAAATATACAAAAGAGGGATTGAGATATTGTGTTTCAAAAATCAGTAACAGCAAGTCATGCGATGCAAGTTTTAGCAGAAACTCGTACGCAAAAAGAGCTAGCAATAGACAGTTATGTAACGCCAGCACTGATAAGCAACCAAGTAAAAGGCAAACGAACAGTTTCGTTAGAGCAAGCAGAACAGTTAGTAGACAGCTATAACGAACCGCAAAGCACCTATTTATTCGCACATGAATTCAGTAATGGAATGATACCGCCACTTTTAGACGGACTAGACGGGCATCACATGACGTTAACGGCTTGTTTCGAAGCAGAAGTAACAGAATCAATAAAAGCGCTAAAACAAGGCTTAGAAGCTATGTCATTCACTTTGAAAAGAGGTGATGTGAATCAGCGAGAAGCAGCAAAAAAAGCGATTTCGGAGATAACAGACGTTATAGCAGCGGGATTAACGCTAAATACAAGCATCGCAAAAACTTTCAATATCGACTTGCAACAAGTATTAACTAAACGTGATCAATATTATAAGAAATCTGGATTAGTAAGGAGTTGTGAAAAATGAACAAAGTACTTGTATCAGCTAACTACGAGGGTTATGAATCAAAAAATATTAATTTCGCGGAATTAAATAATATCGTTAAAGGCCGATTTGAAAATATGGACCAAAAAGAACGAAAAAAAAGAGCAGATAAATTTAATCAAAAATTTGAAGTCACTAAAGAGCTTGTAAATGGACATTTACGCGAAATTATTATACCGAGGCGCACACTATGAAAGGTCAAATGTTATTCAGCATCTTAGTCATAATAGCGGCGGCATTAGCGTTAATAAACTTATGTAATTTGATTTTAATTCTAATTTTAATTTAGGAGGCTACAACAATGGCAGAAAGAGTTTTCAGAAAGACAACAAACTTCGGAGATAGCGAAATTCATACAAATAGTAAAACAAAAATGATTGCTAATCCGGCATTTCAGCAGAAAATCCCGTTAAACGAAACAGGTTGCGAAAAAATGACAGACTATATCGAAGAGCTGAAGCTTAAAGGCTATGAGGAGGTCACGCGCTGATGGATTTATTTATTATATTGTTTTTCGTGTCGCTAATGTCAATGATAACAGGCTACTGGCTGAGAGGAAGTGATAAACGTGGTTGAAAATCCGGTGGTTGTTGATGCTTGTTGGTCCAGTTTTGAAAGGATAAGCCAAATTTGGCATAACGAATATTTAGAGGAATTAGAGCGCACTAATGAAGAAGAGGCGGAAAATGAAGAATAAAAAAAGACCCACATAGCAGTGTGAGTCCGGGATTTAAGATATTACCTTAAAGAAATTATACCTTAAATCCGAAATTTAATCAATGGAGGGATAACATGGATAATTTTAAAACGATCCATTACGGCTTTAAAGTCGTGATACATGATTATGAAGATGAATTAACACCGCTTTATAACTTACTAAAGAAGCAATCAACTAACTTAGAAGGATCTAAACTATTTGATGAATTAATTGATATACATGAAAAGCTAGCTAAAAAAATCGAGCAGAGAGAAGGAATAAAGGCATGAAATTATACGAATTGACTCAAGCATATAATCAAGTATTAGAAATGGCGGAGGACTTAGACGCAGAAACGCTACAAGATACTTTAGACAGCATCAGAGAGCCGATAGAAGAAAAGGCGGAAAACATTATAAAAATGGTAAAAAGTATTGATGCTGAGACCGATGGATTAGCTAAAGAAGTAGAGAGGTTAACGAAGCGTAAAAAAGCGCTAGAAGCAAAAGCAAAAAATATGAAAGAGTATTTAGAAAGCGAAATGTTAAAAGTGGATATCCGTAAAATTAAAAGCCCCTTATTTACAATCAGCATTCAAAAGAACCCTCCTAGCTTGCGTTTAGAGGACGAAGAAAAGTTATTCATGTTTTTAGTCGAACAACCCAAAAAATTGGATAAAAAAGCTATTACAAGCGCTCTGAAAGAGGGCAGAGAAGTACCAGGGGCTGAGTTAGTACAAACTGAATCATTGAGAGTGAGGTAGGAATATGAAAACGAGCGAGTCAATTATTGAGATAAGTAAAGCATTATCTAAATTTCAAGAGCAAGCCGAACAACCTGCTAAATCAGCGGATAATCCATTTTTTAAAAGCAAATATGTACCTTTAGAGAGCGTAATTAGCGCAGTAAAAAAACATGCTCCCAAATTAGGATTATCTTATATCCAAATTCCGTTAACGGAAGAAAATAAAGTGGGTGTAAAAACGATTTTAATGCACGCTAGTGGTGAATTTGTTGAGTTCGACCCGTTTATGTTGCCTCTTGATAAAAACACAGCACAAGGAGCCGGAAGCGCTCTGACATACGCACGCAGATACACACTATCCGCCGCTTTTGGGATTGCAAGTGATGAAGATGACGACGGTAACAGCGCAAGTGGAAATACAAAGCCAAGTAATAAAAATCAAGCTAAACCGCAAACGCAAAACAATCATTTAGCGTCAGATGCACAGAGAAAGGCTATATTTGCAAAGGCTAAAGTTGTCGGGGAACCATTCGGACATGATGCTAAATTTGTTTTAGAGAGCTATAAAGTGACTGATACTAAATCAATGAGTAAAAGTGAAGCTTCAGCACTGATCAAGAGATTAGAAACAGAGATAGAAGCGCAAAAACAAGTTGAGTAGGAGGAAATAAGCTATGTCACTTGGGTGGATTAAACTGCATAGGGATTTAAAAGAAAAGCCAATTTGGAAAAGCTCTACACCCGAGCAAAAAACCATCCTTGTGACTTTGTTAATGATGGCAAATCACAAGGAAAATGAGTGGGAATGGAGAGGGAAACCTTTCAAAGCAAAACCGGGTGAATTCGTCACAAGTATCAAATCAATTACAGAAGAATGCGGAAAAGGTATCTCATCGCAAAATGTCAGAACAGCGTTAAAAAGATTTGAAAATTACGGATTTCTAACAAAGGAATCAACGAAGGTTAGCACCCTTATAAACGTAGTTAATTGGGGAGTTTATCAAGAGTTAGAAAATAAAACTAACACAGTTACTAACAAACAGCTAACAAACGACTCACAAACAGCTAACAAACAGCTAACAACTAACAAGAATGTAAGAACTAAAGAATGTAATAAAGATAACAACAACATTAACAACAGCGATTTAAATTTTAAGGATTTTTGGGAACAAAATGGATTCGGTATGATGCTACCGAATGAGCAAGAAAAACTACTTGCATGGGTAGATGATTTTTCTGGTAATCGAGAAATAGTTTTTAAGGCATTGGAAGTTACTTCCGAACAAGGAGCTAACAAACGTAATTATGCATACGTTAATAAAATTCTTAGAAACTGGGAAGAAAGAGGATTTAAAACGGTTGCTGATGTGAATGCAGCGGAAGAGGAAAGGCGAAAGCAAAATGAACAGAAGTATAACAAGCCCGCTTACGGCAAATACAACAAGAATCAGAAACAAGAAGTCTTGCCGGATTGGTTTGATAAAACAGAGAAGCAGCCAGAGAATAAAAAAACAGAATCAGAATCAAGCGGAGATTTAGAAAAGAAAGTAGCAGAAATTAAAGCGAAGTTAGCTGAGAGGGACGAGGTGCAGACGTGAAAATATACGAACAGCATAAAACAGATAAAGATCACATTGCAACACCTCGTTATGTTGTTGAAGACATCTACAACTTGATAGATATTGATTCTTTTAAAAGTATCTGGTTCCCATTTAACAACTATGATTCAGAATTTAAATTAAGAGCGGATGAACTAAATCTAAAGTATAAAGCAACGCACATTTTCGATGACTTAGGTAATGATTTTTTTACTACAGAACCGCCAGCAAATTGCGATTTGATGATTAGTAACCCGCCGTTTTCGAATCAAAATGAAATTATTGAGCGTAGTTTTCGACTAATAAAAGAGAATAAAATCAAGTCATTTGCGTTATTGCTACCGCTCTCAACTCTCGAAACTGAGAAACGAGCAAATATATTCGAACAATATAGCAACAAGTTAGCAATATTGATATTCAAGAAACGTATCAAATTTTTAGGACATACAACATCATTCAATAGAGGCTGTTGCTGGATATGCTATAACATTTCAGCGTTGGAAGATAAGCGAATTCAATGGGTTTAGAGGAGTGAGAGCATGACAGAATACGCCCTCTACAAAGGCGACGATCTGTTGAAAATCGGTACATTAGACGAATTAGCAGAGTTTAGAAAAGTAAAGCGTGAAACTATATTTTTCTACGCTACGCCTTCTTACAGAAAAAGAACGTCAGAGAAGGGACTAAGAGTTATAAAACTGGATTAGGAGGAAGCGGAATGACAAAAGATGGTACAAAAGAAGCTCTTGCAGAGGTAGGGGTTACTCGAAAAAATCGACTGCTAAGAAAGATATGTCGGCATAAGGATAAAGAGATATTTAAGGATACATCCTATGACGGGATACAAGGTGAAAGGCGTGTGGTGGTTTGCAGAAATTGTGGAGAATTAGTTTCTGATTTTATTGCAAAATATGAGGGTGGCGGCTTTAAATGAATATAATCAAAAAAGGTGACCGAGTTCAGACTGTAACGGATACAGAGTGCAATAGGGCGGAGAGAAGGAGGAAGCAGAATGAATCAAGCAGAACTAGATGTCGTTATAGAAAAGCATGAGAAATGGTTACGTGATGGATATGGAGAACGTGCAAATTTAAGAGGTGCAAATTTAAGTTATGCAGATTTAAGTTGTGCAAATTTAAGTTGT